CTATTAGTGGACATAATCTATTAGTAGCTGATATGAGAGTAAGCACCTACTACACACAAGGAGCGTAATGGCTACTACAGTAATCACAGGTCGCGACTTGAGCCTAACTATCGACAGTAAGTCATACGACGCTCAAGCTACGGCTATTAATTTATCAAATGCGCCAGTAATTGACGTATATCAAACGCTAGACGGAAAAGCTTACAAGCACACAGACGACCAATGGACTCTAACTGTAGACCTATTGGCTGACTGGGGCGCTGCTACTTCTATCTGTGAGGCTCTATGGACAGCTGCGGAAACAGCTCCAAATACAGCTCTAACAGGAACTCTAACGGCTGTAACAGGCGCGGTATTCGGAATCAGCGTTCTACCTGTATTCCCTTCTGTAAATGGTGGCGCTCCAGCGGCACAAACACAGACCCTAACTTTCACAGTTGTAGGAACACCTACAGAAACCTTTAGCTAAAATCGAAAGGACGAGAGCAAATGATTAAGTTAGACCTAGAAGTTACTTACACTTCGGGAGAGACTGCTACTTACGTGGCAGCTCTCCCAGAGTGGAGTAAGTGGGAACGAAAGACTAATAAGACGATCTACGGAATTAAATCTATAGAGTCTTTCCAGCTTTCGGACTTCTTATTCCTAGCTCACTCGGCTTATGTCCGAGAAGCGGCAGGAAAACCTACAAAGAGTTACGAAGTATGGGAGTTAACGGTCGACGGTATTACCGTAAAGGATCACGAACTCCCAAAAGTTACGAAGTCGGAAGCCTAGAACGTAAACGCTACGAATTAGCTATAGCTACTGGTTTACCAGTATCCGAAATAGATTCGTTCGAGGTGATTCTGACTCTAATAGATATTTTGGAAAGGCGGAGTAATGGCTGACGTAGAGCGTTCGTTTACCTACGATAAAACCGAACTTCGCCATATTTGGCAAGCCTTTAAGGCTATGGACGAGGAATCAATCGATCAAGCTAAAAAGGTAGCTAATAAGTTATCCCAGTACGCGGCAGATGAAATTAAAAAAGCTGCTCGAACAGCTCCTAATTCTAAAGTAGCTACTCGCGTAGCTGACGGTGTTAAAGTTTCTGTAAGCTCAAAAACAGGCGAAATATCTTTTGGATTTGCTAGTCAGAAATTCTCAGGTGGAGCTACTACTCAGTTTAACTATGCTAATGAGGGCGGTAATGGTCTACTAGCTGGTGCTGAATTTGGTTCTAAAAAATATAAGCAATTTGCTCCACGATCTCCACGTTTTGGCGCTCGAGGTAACGAGGGTTACTTTATCTATCCGACTTTACGTCGTACTCAGAGATAGTAGGTAAATACTAATGGCTGGTAGTCGTACATTAAAGCTCGCTATCCTCGCAGACGTCGACGGTTTAAGAGACGGACTTAAAAAGGGTCAGAACGAGCTAGGTGGCTTTGAAAAGACTCTAACCGACTTCGGTAAAAAGATAGCCGCTGCTTTTGCTTTTGAACAGATAGTTCAATTCGGCGTAGAAGTTTCTAAAGCTGCTATGGCTGAGGAGGAGTCGATCACTCGACTAAATCAGACCTTAGCTACCTTTACTGGAGCTACTCAAGCTCAGCTAGATCAGAACTCTAAATTTATTGAATCGCTTTCCAATGCGACCGCGATAGCCGATGATAATTTAAGACCTGCGATGACAAGGTTAGCTCGCAGTCTTGGAGATGTCGAGTCAGCTCAGAAAGCTACAGACTTAGCAGCTCGAATTTCGGTTAATACTGGTAAAGACGTAGAAACTGTAGCTAATGCTATGGCTAAAGCCGCAGACGGACAGACTGGCGCTCTAGCTAAACTTGGACTCGGTTTCGGAGCTGCCGATCTTAAAGGTAAATCTTTTGGTGAAATTGTCGACATGCTTAACGGCAAGTTTCCAGACTTAGGAGCTAATGCCGAAACTACAAGCTTTAAGTTTAAGCAATTCCAGAACTTAATCGATAACACTAAAGAATCTATCGGAGCGGCTTTACTGCCTATCCTGAGCAAGTTCTTTACTTTCGTAATCGAGAATCTAAACCCAGCTCTAGATCGTCTAGCTAAGATATTCGATCCGATTAAGAAAGCTATTGAGGATAATAAAGACGCTTTTAACGGTTTATTAGTAGTCGGTAAATTTATAGTAGAGCAGATGATTAGCCGCTTTGAGGATATGGCGACCGCTGCCGCTAAAATGGTAGCTATAATTATTAACGTGTTCGGCAAAATAGAGGAAGCCGTACGACCAGTTATTAACTTTATCATCGACGCAATTAACAAAGTTATTAGTGGTATTAACTTAATTAAAACTGGTTCAGATATTCCAAGTTTAGGTCGTTTAGGAAGTTCTGGCTCTGGTAGTTCTGGAGGTGGCGGCGGTTCAAGCGTTACCGATACTATTTCTTTAGTAAATGCTATATCTGATACAGCTGGTTCTTTAAGTAGTCTCGGTGGTAAAAGTGTTGGTACAGCTGGCAATAGTGCCGCAGTTCAAAAAGCTTTTGATAAATTAGCTTCTGACGTAGCTGACGCGACTACTTTATTGGAAATTTTAACTAGCCCGACTTTTACCGACCCGACAAATATAGCTAGAGAATCAGCTCGCGGTGCTTATTACAATATAACTGTAAATGGAGCTATTGACTCAGAAGGTACAGCTCAAACTATCGTAAACGTATTACAAGATTCTATAAATAGGGGTGGGGTAGCCGCAGGGTTTATTCCTCGCAATATGCTATGACCGCTTGGATTCCTGAGTGGAAATTAACGATAGACGGCATTAACTATGCGTCTAAAACTATAGCGAATATATCTCACTTTTCTGGTCGCCAGAATATCTATCAACAGCCGTCAGCTTCCCAGCTTTCGATCGAAATAGTAGACCTAAACAGCGTTACCTATAACTTCGATATTAACGACGGAGTAAACCTTTCAGTAAAAGACTCTACTGGAGCATATGTCTCGCTATTTGGTGGATATATCACGGACGTTAAGACTGTAGTTAAAAAGACTACGACTACTGGCGCTCCGATTATCTCTTACGAGCTTATCTGCTTAGGAGCTTTATCTAAGCTGACTCGGACGGTAGACGACGGGGTTCTATCTAAGGACTTCGACGGTAATCAGATTAAAGCTGCTCTTACGACTACTTTCTTAAACAGCTGGAACGAGGTCTCAGCGTCTCAGACTTGGTCTACCTACAGCACTACCGAAACTTGGACTAATGCTCAAAACGTAGGACTTGGCGAAATAGATACTCCTGGAGACTATGAACTAACAGCACGAAGCGCAGACCCTACCGATCTATACACTTTGGTATCAGCTTTAGCCACATCTGGACTTGGATATATCTATGAGGACTCTCAAGGTCGAATCTGCTATGCCGATAGCACTCATAGGAGTCAATATCTAGCCGCTAATGGGTATACCGAAATATCGGCAAATAAAGCCATAGGAAGGGGTTTACAAACCCTTGCTAAAACTTCCGACGTTCGTAATCAGATTAAACTAATTTACAAAAATGGGGCTTACGTAACCGTTACGGATACTACGTCTCAGGCTACTTATGGTCAGCTTGGCTCAGTTATTACTACTAGCTTAGAAAATGGATCAGACGCTACGACACAAGCTAATTACTACCTGACTCTTAGGGCTCAGCCTAAAGCCAATATCTCTCAGATTACCTTCCCTTTATCATCGCCAGAACTAACTACAACCGAGCGAGATAAGCTCATAAATATAATTATGGGTTTACCTGTGATTGTAAAAGACTTGCCGACAGCTTTAGGGTCTCAGTTCTATGGTTTCGTTGAAGGCTGGGCTATTACGACTAGCTATAATAATTTGAATATGACCCTTTACTTAAGTCCGCTAGCTTATTCGCTACAGGCTTTTAAGTGGTCAGACGTACCAATTACCGAAACTTGGACTACGCTTAACACTAATTTAACGTGGGCAGACGCTACAATAGTCTCCTAGAAAGAGGATAAATGACTACTACGACGACTACAAATTACGGCTGGACTATTCCGAACGATTCGGAATTAGTCAAAGACGGCGCAGCTGCGATCCGTACTCTAGGAAATGCTGCCGACGCTTCACTTAAGACAGTTTCAGACGCAGCTATCGCTAAAACTATCGTAGACGCTAAGGGCGATATTATCGCAGCGACCGCAGCTGATACGGTCGCTAAAGTCAGCGTGGGCACAGACGGGCAAGTTTTAACCGCAGACGCAGCGAGCGCCGCTGGCGTTAAATGGGCTACCGCTTCCGCTGGTTCATTAACCCTATTAAGCACTACAAC